TGTTGTTATTGAAGGTGCACTATTAGGATAGAATATAGCATTTAAAAAATCTTGTATACTCCCTGATGTTCCTGGATTAAATGAACTAGAGAACATAGTAGGGAATAAATCTTGTGATACTTGTCTGTTACCATCATAAGTAACATCGGCTGATCCTGTTCCTCCTCCAGAGCCAAAACCTGCTGCTGCTGCTGATGCGGAAGTTAGTAAATCTACAAATGCTGAACCTGAATATATCTGAACTTCGTTAGAAGACGTATTAAATATTAAGTCTCCAGTCTGTAATGTAAGAGATCCTGTATTATTATTAGCAAAAGACGGTAGTCTCAGTACTCCACCTTTTAATTGTATAGCATTTGATGCACTTAATAGTAAAGTACTGCCTGCAATCAGTGCAGGTGTACCTCCAGTTGTGGATCTAAATGTAGTAGCCGTTACAGAACCAGTTACTACCTGATTACCTGTAAAGTTATTACTGCCTGTAGTAGCAAATGAACTTGTCTGTGAAGTAGTAATAAAAGATGCTGTAGCACTATTCTGTACAAAACTTGCAGTATTGATATTTGAAGAGGTTATAAACCCTAATTCTTCAATTTGACTACTACCAGATACAGTACCTGCTGGTATAGATGTACCTGCTCCAAAGCCACTTCTTACAGCTGATGCAGATATAAATGAATCTGCTATAAATGATGCTGTTGAAGCGAAAGATGAAGATACAGATGAAGTTATATACCCTAAAGCATCTATTTGAGCTGAAGATGATATAGTCCCTGCAGGAACTGATCCTCCTCCACCTGATCCAAACCCTAAACTAGCGGCAGAAGCCGAAGTAAGGTACCCAGATTGACTAATCTGTTCAGAAGAGGAGATAAATCCTGATGAGGTTACTATATATGATCCAGTAACTGCTGTTAAACTACTTATTCTGGTAAGGATAGAACCAGTTTCAGTGTTTACAGCTGCGGATGATGATTCAAGAACTCCTAATCTTAAATTTGCTGATGCAGAATGTTGATTTAACGGATTTAAACTCGCAGTACCAGCATTTCCTGATTCTATAGAGGAAATTCTGCTATCTAAGCTTACTTGATTAATATATAAATCCGATCCCGATACGTTTAAACCACCTGAGTATGGTTGTAACTCGAGAGTAACACTGCCGGAATTTAATATTAACGAACCGGAAAGTTCACTTGAAAATCTTGTCATCTATCCTTTTTAAAATTACCTGGAACCTTTTATTGCAACTCTTATTTATAAATATGGTCGTACTATCAAAGTTTATTTACAGTTTCAGATGTAATTTTAATATTAGATTTAGAGTAAACTTTCTTAGTATTTACTAGTTGAGCATTATATGTGTCTGTTACTATATGACCTAGTAAATTTATTTGGAATTCTGTCTTTATTATACGATCATTTCCTTGAACTATCTCAGCTGAGGTAGTATAATTGTCAATCATTGCTCTAAATCTAAAAGAAGATGGATTGCCCCAATAAGAATCAGAAGCAAAATTTATACCTTCTATTATTTTATTATTCTGTTCTACATAATCTGTAAATATTATACAACTATAAACTATATTTACGTAATCTGGTATAGCAACTGCATATAATTCTCTTTTTTCTATTCTATTATTTAATATTCCAAACCTATCATATACATTATCTCTTGAAAACTTCTTTTCAAATATACCAAAGTTATGAGGATTGTTAGCATCCATCTTGTTGCCAAGATTTCTATTCTTTTCTATACTATCTCTTCTAAAAACTATCAGAGGAGCTTGCATTTTACCGTTTTTATCACGGTAGTAACCGTCTTTCTGCATGGCAGCCCATCTTTCTGGTGAGCCATACACTAGAGGAACATTAAGAACCTTACCATTTTGAGTAACAGATGGTTTAAGTACTTCGTTAAAGTAGTAAAATATAGCAGTATCTATATCTTTTATACCGACTTTATATGTATCTACGTTATCATTTAACATAGAAACCTGGTTAGCCCTGTTTGTGCTTTGATCTAAGCCCTCTTTTGGTCTAATTTCAGTATTACTTTCAGGATTAGTATAGTTAGTTATACTATTCTGAGATAATTCTTCTTGAGATTTAGGTATAAGTGGTTTCTCTGCCATATTATCTTACTTCTGTTATTCCTACTTTGTCTGCTCTTGTTAAATGACAGTCTACTATGATAGATACTGTTGAACCAAACTGAGATCCGTAAGAAGCTAAGTTATATTGGTTATCTCTACCCATAAAAAGTTGATTTTCCCTTACAGTATCAACTTCGTAAAAGTCATTATGCCATTCTACTATGTCTCCGACCTCTGGAACTACTGAGCTATCGACTAAATCCTCTCTTAAGAAGGCAAATGATGCTTCTCTACCTAGATCTGGGCCAAATTCTTGTATATCAATGACTTGATCACCTCTAGTTATTAAACAATTAAGTTTAACAGCATTCCAAAATGATTTTTGCATTGCCTCACCGTATAAATTAACGTCTGTATCTTCTAAACTAAGCTTATGGTACAGTATTTCCTGTTCTACTATGTCTTTTAGTAGTTCTCTGTTAATATTTACGAGTAAATCGAAGTCTCTGTTAGATCCAAATAGCATATTAGTATTCTCCTGGGCGTTTCATACGTTCAACTGAGTTTGAAGCTACTTTGAACGCATTTATTTCTTGATACTTACTTATAGCATTGTTTTTTAACGAAGCAAACGCTTCAGATGCTGGTTTCTGAGTTATTAGCTTAACTTTAAATATATATTTACTAGCTGCATCGTCAGAACCTGCTATAGTACATGTAGTTACACCTGGTAACGCACGAATTAAGTCTGCTAACACAGAAGGACTAGCATCTCTACTGATAACTTGTACCATTGCACGGTATGGAGTATAAACTGCCTCGTCTAATATAATTTTTGATAACTTCATTACCCAATATATATAGTCATAGGTACATTACCTAGTGTTTTCATTAAATTCTCACCTTCATTTGCTTTTCTCTCTAGTTGAGCTTGTCTAGAAGTTTGATCTAGCATCTCTTTCAGTTCAGTTAAAAGAGCTTCTTTCTCTGTTCTTGCATCTGCTAGTAAATCTGCTTGGTTTAAGGTTGCTTCTGCTCCAGGTACAGGTACTACTTGATATTTACCACGAATGTATGCTAGTAATTCTTTTGCTAATGCTAATGTATACCTGAATACCCACTGTCTTCCTACACTATTAATATATGCATAGGTAGGATTAGAATAAGGAACTTCAGCTACATTAGTTATAAGGTCATTCCCACTAATTAAACTAGCAGCTTTTTTATCATTTACTTTGTAATATTCAAATCTTAAGTTTACATTTTCTCTTGGTACTGGAAATATCTTTAATCTGTTATTTACTATTTCAAAAGAGTATGTAGATCTTCTAATTTGGTCGTTAAATTCTATTGCTTGAACTTTAAGCATATCAAAAGATGCTGGCATTAATAGAAAATTAACTCCAGGACTGTAAGAACCGAAGTCAAAAGCATCCATTAATGACTGAATACCTGTTCCAGTACCGGCATACGGGTCAAAATACCTTAGTATTGCAGGTGGTGCTTCATAAAACACTCTTCTAACTTCTATAGACCCAGAGATACCTTCATTTGTAGCCCATTCATCAAGATTATAGTCTTGTATAGATTGTGTAAGAGCTAAAGAACCAGTATATCTTGTTACATATCCTCCTAATTCAGATTCAGTACCATAATTTTTACCAATATTTACAACTCTATCCAAAGTTGGATTAACTAACTGGTTATTAGCTGAACTTCCAGTAGAAGAGCCTTCTAATGATAAATAATTTTCTCTAATCTTATATTGAAATACTTCATTACCATAAGTGGTAACAGCTTCTTCAAAACAAGCAAAAAAGTTACCATCTTGTAGTTCGACATCCATCAAAGGAAATCCTAAACGAGTACCACAGAACTTAGCTACTTTTACAGCATCAGTTTGAAACTCGGTATCGTTATCATAAAATCCGAAGGGAGTAGAGCTACCTGAAGTAAAAGTTGCTGATCCATCCCATATAGTTACACTAGCCATTTAAATACGGTTTATATATAAATAGACAAAAAAAAGAGGCCCGAAGGCCTCTCTTTAATATTACTCTAAAGTATATCTTAAATCTGAGATAAATCAGATACAAAGATTTTACCGTAGAATTCAGGTCTGATCATCTTCTTAGCATATCTAGTCATTAAACCTTTTCTTGGAGTGAAGGTTTCTGGATCGTATACTAGAGGAGTCATCATTAATGGTACGTAAGGTGCATATACAGCTCCTGTTTCTAGGAATTGTGAACCTCTA